CCGTCAAAACAGACACACGTCGCAAGCATCGGCGGAACCCGTGTTTATGCGCCGACGCCGCGGACGCCTATGCCCGTGCGGTGGTCGATGGGTCGATCGTCGCGAACGCCCGTATCCTCGATTCGTGCCGTCGCTACCTCGCCGAACGGGCGAAGCCGGCGGACCATGGCGTGTGGTGGGACGAGCAGCTCGCCGAGGACGCCAGGGCGTTCGCGCTGAAGTGCGGGCAGGGCGCGGAGGCTGGCGCGGGGCAGCCGCTCGTCTGGATGCCGTGGCAATGCATGGTGGCCATGATCCTGCTCGCCAGGCGGCGCATGGTGGACGGCCGTAAGTCCGACACGCCGGCGACGAAGGCGCTGCTGCTCGCGGTCGCCCGAGGCAACGGAAAGACCGAGTTTGCGGCGAGCCTGCTGATGTCGGCCATGCGAGACCCATCGACGCGGCTGGAGTTCGCGAGTGTCGCGCCGGATTCGCGCCTCGCCCAGAAGACGTTCGAGCGCATGGCGGTCATGTCCGAAACGCTCGGCGTCGCCGATTGGAATAAGTCAGGCGGCTCAACGCCGGCGCATCCTGGGCGCGTGAAGCACGGGAACAACCGGTACATATCGCTCCCGTGCACCGACAAGGCGCTCGACGGGCTTACGACCCGCATGGTGATCGCCGACGAGGTCGCCCGCATGGAGAGGGCATTCGGCCGCCTGCTGACGGGGCTGGCCAAGTTCCCGACGTCGCAGCTGCTCGCCATCACGACGCCTGACCCCGAGCAGAAGACGCGGCCCATCTGGGGCTACTGGGACGCCCTTGAGCGGGCCATCGCCGACGGCACCCCGTACCCAGCGGGCTGGTGGCCGATGCTCTACGGCCTCGAACAGGATGACCAGGCGGCGGACCCGGCCGCATGGCCGAAGGCGCACCCGGCGCTGAACGTCATCATCGACCCCGGCCAGCTCGAGCTCTCGGCGCGGACGATGCTTGAGTCGGGCGACCCGGCGCAGATCGCCGAGTTCGAGACGCAGCTCGCTTGCCGGTACCACGAACTCGCCACGACCGACATCGACCTTGCCGTGCTCGAGCGGCAGATGCAGCCGTCGGACTGGACCCGGCTCCAGGGCGCGCCGGCGGTCATCGGGCTTGACCTGTCCCGCGGCGGCTACGGGCCGCAGCTTGACCTCACGACGTTGTGCCTGATGGTCGTGGACGGCGGCGTCATCCGGGCGCGGAACGTGTCCTGGTGGGCAGGCACCGACATGGGGCGCGACGAGAAGCGGTGTAAGCAGCCGCTCGGCGCGTGGGTCGAGCAGGGACACCTCCGCCGGATGCCCGGCGAATGGCACGATATGACCATCGTGGAGGCGGAAATTGAGAACCTGATGCACCAATTCGGGGTCAGAAAGATCGGCGTTGACCCGCACCCGAGCCAGGCGAAGGACATCAAGCGGTGGATGGACAAGGGCTGGCCGATTGTCCCGGTGGACCAGTCGATCCGCACGATGGCACCGGCGTGGAAGCTCTGGGGCGACCTGTTGAAGTCGAAGCAGCTGTTCTACGAGCCCGACCCGGTGCTGCGGGCGGCGCTGAACTCGGTGCGCCTGATCGCCGACAACGTCGGCAATATCCGGCCGGTCAAGGGCCGCAGCTCTGGGAACACCGACGCCGTGGTTGCGGGGAACATGGCGGCGCTGCTCATGGAGCATCACCAAGTCCGCACGGCCACCGGCTTGAGCGCGTCAACTTGCCCGCTCGGATAGTCCGTGTTTGCCGGATTCGCTCTTGACGATTTTGGGCACTTGTGTTCTATGCGACCGTGGGCTTCTTCTCACGGTTCTTCGGGTTCAAGTCAGGCGTCGCGATCTACACGCGACCCGAGCCTGTCATGGCCGGTCCGGCCGATGGGATTCCCGCGGTCCTGCGGGCGACGCAGCTCATTTCGGCCGACATCGCCCGGCTGACGGTCAACGTGTACGACAACGCCGGGCAGAAGCTGCCGGATCACCCGGTCGCCATGCTGCTCAACCGTGACGCCAGCCGGTGGCAGTCGGGCTATGAGTTCCGGCGCTACACGACCTCGACGGCGCTGATGCACGGCAACGGGCTCGCGCTGATCCGCCGCGGGTCGGACGGGTCGGTCGCCGAGCTTCAGCCGGTGCCCGCGGACGCCATGAGCGCCGAAATTCGCGACGATGGTGTCGAGTACCGCGTCGGCCAGACGGTGCTCGCGCAAGATCAGATCCTGCACATCGGCTGCTACCCGGATCACCTGAACCCGTGCTGGTACCGATCGCCGCTCGAGGCGGCGCGGTGGACGATGCAGCTGGCGGCCGACGAATCGGCCGCCCATGCGTCGCTCGTCAAGACGGGCAGCATGGGGAAAGTCGCCATTACGCACCCCGGTGCCATGAGTGATCAGACCGTGCAGGCCATCCGAGACGCCTGGATGAACATGCATGCCACGGCCGACGGCGCGTCGCGCCCGCTCATCCTGCGCGAAGGGATGAAGGCCGAGAAGATCAGCCAGGAGACGTCGGGCACGATGCTCGAATCGCGCCGATTCTCGGTGCAGGAAATCGCCCGCGCCTTTGGCGTCCCGCCGGAAATGCTGTTTCAGCAGGGCGGCGGTGCGCTTTCAAGCCAGGCTGAAACGGCCCGCGCATACGCCGACGGTGCCATCGCCGCATGGGCGAGCGCATGGGAGTCGGAGCTCACGCGCAAACTCTGCGGTCCCGGCGAGACGGTCCGCATCGACACCACCCCGATCACGCGGGGCAATCTGCGCGACCAGGGGATGGCGTTCTCGAAGCTCGTCCTCGCGGGCGTGATGAGTCCCAACGACGCAAGGCATTACCTCGGGTTGCCTCCCGTCGAAGGGCTCGACACGCCAGCGGTCACGATGCCTGGCGGCGCGTCGGCAGCCACCGGGCCCGACAACGAGGAGGCCGAGGATGCTTGAGGTCCGTACGACGAGCTTCGAGCGCCAAGGCAACCGGATCGCCGGTTACGCCGCGGTGTACGACGCACCGAGCCATCCGCTGGTCGTTCGCAGCGTCAACGGCGGCAAGCCGTTCACCGAGCGCGTCGCCCGTGGCGCATTCGACCGGAGCCTCGCCGGGAACATCTCGCTGCTGGTCGGCCATGACCGGCGCGAGCTGCTCGCCAACACCAAGAGCCAGCGCCTGAAGCTCGCGAGTGACACACGCGGGCTCGCGTTCGACGTCGAGCTGCCCGACACGCAGCGGGCGAAGGACGTCTATGCGCTGGTCGATTCGGGCGTCCTGTCCGAAATGTCGTTTGGCTTCTTCGTTCGCTCGGACGCCTGGAAGGGCACCGAGCGCACCCTCGTAGACGTTGATCTACGCGAGGTGTCCATTGTCGAATCCGGCGCGTACCCGCAGACGGCCGCCGAAGCTCGCACCTACAGCCGGGCGCTCGCCCGGCTTCGTCTGCGGTACCGGAGCATCACGCTATGAAGCAGGCAGAAATCATCGAGCGCCGCAAGGCGATTGAGGCGGAAGTCAACGGCATTCTCGCGAATGACGAGATCAACGCCGAGCAGGAAGCCCGTGCGACCGAGCTGATGGACGAGCTCAAGGAGCTCAACCAGAAGCGGTCCGCGGCCGAGCTGCGCGAGAAGTTCGCGAGCCACACCGTGCTGGCGAAGGTCGGCAAGGAGAAGCGCGAGCAGGCCGAAGAATGGCGGTCCTCGACCGAGTACCGCGAGCAGTTCCTCGGCTACCTGAAGGGCGGCCGTGCGCCGGAACAGCGCGAAATCATCTCGACCGCTTCGAGCAGCATCCTGATCCCGAAGCTGTACGAGGACGGCATCCTGAAGTACCTCGACGCAAACACCGTGGTCCGCAACCTCGCGGACATCCGCACGGGCGTCCAGGGATACCCGACGCTGCGCTACAACAACCTCCAGACGGCTGGCTATACCTCGGCCTGGACGGAGCCTGACACGGCCACCACGGCGCGGACCTCGATCGACCCCGGTTTTACCGAGGTGCCGATCGCGCCCGTCCCGTGCATCCCGTACACGCAGGTGAGCCAGCAGCTGATCCGGCAGGCCAATTTCGACATCGAGGCCGAGGTGATGGACACGCTCCAGCGCCAGCTCTCGAAGAACCTCGAATGGGGCTATGTCGGCGGCTCGGGCACGAACGCGCCGACGGGCATCTTCACCGTCAACGCCAACGTTCATATCACGACGGCGACCTCGACGGGCACGACCCGCGCCCTGGCCATCACGGCCGGTGCAACGGTCGCGAAGCTGTCCGAAATGCGCTACTCGAAGCTCCCGGCCGCGTACTGGGGCTCGGCGGCGTGGATTCTCCCGCAGGACGTCTACGCGACCATCGCGGGCATTGTGGTCAACGGTGTGCCGATCTTCGTTCCGTCGGCTGACGCGGCGCTCGTCGGCGCGGCTCCGTTCACGCTCATGGGCCTCCCGGTGTACGTCACCGAGTACCTCCCGGCGCACGTCGCGACGGGAACCACCGGCAAGAACACGATCGCAGTCCTCGGCAACATCCGCGACGGATTCTCCGTGCGCGAGTGGGGCGGCATCGGCATGATCCGCGACGAGATCACCGCGGCCAGCTCGGCCCGCGTGATCTTCCAGGGCATGGCGTTCGCGAACTCGGCCTTCACCCGCGTAAAGTCGCTCGTGCAGCTCCAGGTCACCAACGCCTGACGGTTCTTCTCCTCCCATCGGCAGGGGCGTCGGGCTGCACCCCCGACGCCCCTGCTTGAAGGAGTCCGATGCCTCTTGACCTTGCCAAGTTCCGAAGCTGGGCGCGGATTCCTCATACCGAGGATGATCCGGCCATCGAAATTGCTTGGCTGGCGGCCGTTCGCGAGCTCGAAGAGCGCACCGGATGGGTGGTCGATCCGGTCACCCGGACGCAGTACGTCGGCGTCGAACCGACGAACACCGAGAAGCTGGTACTTCTCACCCGGCAGCCGGTCACGGCCGTGACGTGCGTGGATGACAATTCGGCCACGATCACGCTGACGCTGGTCACGATCAACGGGCTCCAGTACGCGAGCCTGGACGAGGACGACCTGTCCTACCCGCTGGTCCTGACCGTAAGCTGCGGCAGCAACACGCTCAACCCGCTGCTCGAAATGGCGCTGCTCCAGCGTGTGACGCACCACGTCGCAAGCCGCGGCGACGATACGGTAACCCTGTCGAGTGACTACTGGGACCGCATTTCGGCCATGATGGGGAAGGGAATTGGCTAATGGCGCACGTCCCGTCCGGAATGCTGCGCTACGCCATGACGGTGCAGAATCGCAGCGTCACGACGGATTCCCTCGGCCAGGCGGCGGAGACTTGGACGGACATCGCCGTCATTTCCTGCCACGCCGAGCAAATGCAGACGAATGACGCATTCGGCGACGGTGGCCCAGAGATCCGCACCGACTGGCGCATCCTCGCCGCCTGGCATCCTGACGTCACGACCCGCAGCCGGCTAAAGTGGGTGGACCGCGGCACGACGCGCTATTTCAACCTTCGAGGCTGTTGGGACCGCGACGGCCGCCAGCGCCGCCTCGAAATCGAAGCCACCGAGGTAGTGCCATGATCCGCGGCCCATCCGCCGGGGCCCGCCTCGGCACCAAGGTGAAGGTCACGGTCAACAAGGTCGAGGCCGCCAGGCTGCTCGAGCGCCTGCCTGCCCGCGTCGCCGAGAACGTGCGCCGGCGGGCCATCCGCACGGCCACCAAGCCATACGTCAAGACCCTTGCGACGGTGTGGCGTACGGCCAACTACGACGGAACCGGCATCCACCGTCGCGCCATCGCCTCGGCCGTCAAGCTCGACGGTCCGAGGCGCATGGGCGCTGGGCCCGGTGCGCGACTCATGTTCGAGATCGGCGTCGATTACGCGGCCAAGCGGGCCCGCCATCGGCAGAAGATTTGGCACCTGCTCGAGGGCGGCTTCCGGCACAAGGCGAGCGGAAAGCGCGTTCCGGGCTCGTACCGCTCGCTTCGGTGGGCTCGCCGTTCCGCGCAGGCCATGTTCGAGGCCGTTGCCGAGCAGATCATTGTCGAAGCTCGAAAGGCGCTGTCATGAGCTACTACGACGCGCTCACGTCGTTCGTGGACTATGCCGCCGCGGCCTGCGCTACGGCTGCTCCTGTCCCGCCGCTCAATGCGTCCATGCGTGTGGCAGGAACGCCGACGCCTGTCGCCGTGTACGACTGCACCTGTACGCCCGTGCAGCACCATCCAGGCACGTTTTCGGGGCATTGGGCGATTGAAGCCACCATCACGGTCATTGGCGACAACCTGCTCGAGATCGCAAACATCGCAGATTCCATCGGCGGATACTTCAGCTCGAACCCCAATTTCACGCCGACCACGCCGTCGAGCTCATGCCGCATCGGCGTCGAAACGATCAGCTTCGCAACCGGTGCCGAGTCGCCCGACGATGGGCAGCAGGACGCCGAAAGAACCATCACTATCTCGCTCACGATGCAAGTGAGGGAAGGCTAAACCATGGCAACGATCATTGGATTCGGCGGAACCGGGACGCTCAACTTCAACGCCGGAGGCGCGACGACGTTCCCGGTTCGGAATGTCTCGGTGTCGTTTGAGCGCGCATCGCTCGACGTGACCCAGCTCAGCGACTTCCGCGAGAAGCGTGCGCCCGGTCGCATTCGCAGGACGGCGACGTTTGAGATGCTCGCCCAGGACAGCACGACTGACAACAGCCTCCGGACGCACATCTACCCGACCTCGCTGGCAGATGCTGTCAACCGAAGCGTCGTGTTGACCTACACCGACCAAGGGTCGATCGCATACACGATCACCGGGCACATCACCAGCGCGTCGCGCACCGACGATGGCACCGGGCCCGGCATCTGGTCGCTGTCCCTGGACGAAGCCTGATGCCGCGGGACCTGACCCATCTCTTTGCCAAGACGCGGCGCGTCGAGCACCCCGAGCTCGGCGTCGTGCTCGTCCGCGAGGCCACCATGGAGGACTACCTCCGGGCAGGCGCGGATCGGTGGTGGTTCGCGTCGAACCTGCAATGCGAAGACGGCTCGGCGTTCGTGGCTGACGCTACCGACCTCGGCCGGCTGCGGGCGGAACTGTCCGACTGGCTGCTTTCGGAGGTCACGAAGAAGCGCCCTACTCCGCCGCCGAACGGCGGCGCTGGCGCAACGGAGACGAGGCCACCCGAATGACGATGCCCGGCAACATTGCCGCGACCGAGTTCACCACGCTCGAGCGTTGCGAGTGGCTGCTTTCCTGCATCGCCTGCACCGTGACGCGCAAGCCTGCCCACGAACTGCTCCCATGGGTCCGAAGCGGCATCCAGGAGCTCGGGAGGTCGCTCAATGGCTAAGGAGATGAAAGCAGTCATCCGGGCCGAGGTGGACCCGTCGGGCGTCGTGCGCGGCGTCAACGACGTCAATCGCCAGCTCGGCAAGATCAACAAGGCGACCGCAGCCACGGCCATCGCGACCGGAATCCAAGGGGTTTCCTCGGCGCTCGCCATGATGCGGAACGTCCTCGAGCAGATCGACCGACGCAACCTCGAGATACAGGAAATCGCGTCCCGGTTCTCGCCGCAGGCTCGGGCCGCGCAGATGCAGACCGAGCTCGCCAAGATGCGCCAAAGCATGGCGCTCGGTCCTGTGATGGCGTCGGAAATGCAGGCCATCGAACAGGTCAAACAGCGGGCGATCTCGTCGGAAACGCAGCGGCTTATGGGTGCGCCAGCCGGCTCGCAGGTCGCGGCCGAGGACTTCAAGAGCTTCTTCACCGAGATGGCCGACCGGCTGCGCGAGTATCCGGGCCGAGTCTTGGGAGGCGGGCCGATTGCGAACCCTGTGGCTAATCCGATCCGGCGGTTCTTCAACCCGCTCGGGGATGACTTCTTGAGCGGGCAAGGCCTCGCCGGCGGCATGGGATCGGCGAGAGGCATGTCGTACGCCGAGAAGACGGCCCGCGGCATTGAGAAGATGGCGAGGGAGAACTAATGGGCACGTTCACCGTCGAAGAGTTCAAGGAAAGCCGCAGCTACCAGCTGGATGCATTCCCGAACGAGTGCTCCCTGACGGCCGTGTATACGGTCACCTGGACGCCTTCGAGTGCTCTCGACCCGTTTCCCGGGCATGTCGCCATGCTGGCGTCTGTGTCCAAGCCGAGGCAGCGGCCCAATTCATTCATCCATGAAAGTGACGGCTACCACAAGACGCTGGTCAGCCGCGAGGTCACCGTCACGCCGCTCATGGAGCGGACGTACGCCTGGCGTGTGACCATTCGCTACTCGACCCGCGGCCCATTGCAGGACGGGGCCGGCCAATTCTGCATCGTGACCCGCTCAACGAGCATCCGCCAGGCTGCGCTCTACCGATCGGGCGCGACGCTGCCAACGAACGGAACACCGTCTGGCTTTACAGACATCGCCGGCACGGCGGTCGATCTGAACGGCAACCCTCGCGAATACGAGGTCCCGCAGACCCTTGTCTCGGTCGAAGTGTGGTGGGATCGCACCCTCCCGAGCGGGACGCCGGCGGCCGAGCCCGCCTACTCGACGTACAGCAGCACCGTCGGCAAGCGAAACAACGCCACGTTCATCGGCTACCCGCAGGGCTCGCTCCTGTACCGCGGCTTCCAAGCTGCGCCGATCGACAACTACTACCGCATTACGCACACGTTCCTGCACGACGAGTGGTACCACCTCGAGCAGATCCCGGCACCAAACCCGACCGGGCAGCCGGTTCTTGTGCCTGGCGCGACTTACGGCTCCTTCCAAGTGCTCCAGGCCGACGAGATTTTCTGGTACCAGAAGTACACCTCGACGGCAGCGTTCAGCTCGCTCGTCACCGCCGCGCAGCTGGCGGAACTGACCGCACCCGTACCGACCGCGATTCCCTGATGGCCTACCAAGTGCCCATCTTCACGAAGGGGCTCTACGCGGGCGCGAATCGGCACGTCATGCAGGGCATGGCCGACGCCTCGAGGACGGTATCGGCGTCGCAGCAGGGGCTCGCCAGGGCCCGGCAGCTGGTGGTCGGCGGCAACGTCGCCAAGCTCGGGCTGTGCAGTCTGTCGCAGGCCACGCTCATCACGGCAAACCGATGGAAATACCGGGTCGAGGCGTTCTACCCGCCGTCGCTCGCCGGCGGCGGAATTGCCGCGCCGAACTGCTCGAGCTTCGACTACCTCGAGGTCCTGAATCTGCGGGAGTATTTCAACACGGCGACGGTCGTGGACGGCATGGACATCACGACCCCGGCGAGCACCATTGGGCCCGTCGGCAGCGTGTGGAATGGTTCTGCGTGGCCTACGACCTCGCTCGCGGCCGTGGTGAATGTCTACGTCGTGTACGCCCTAGACGGGACCGCATGGCCGTATTTCGACCGTCCGAACCCAGTCCGCTGCACCGAAGAAGAAGGTGGTGGTGAGTAATGCCGAACGTCACGATCCAAACTCCCATCGTTAACCTGGTCATATGGCCGGGCGAGCTGCACTTCCTGACGGTGTACGTCCGCAACCTCGACACGGGCGGGACGTTCAACTGCACCGGCTACACGCTGAAGGGCAAGTGGACCATCGGCACGGCGACGGGAACCATCAACGGCACGTTCGTAAACGCCAACAACGGCCATGGAACGATCACGACGCCCAACGCCACCACAGTTACCTGGCCGAACAACGCCTGGGGCACGTTCACCGTGTACCTCGATAACAACTCGAGCAGCGAGAACCTTCACGTTACCGACTTCACCTTCCGGACCGCAGGAGTGGACATCCCATGATCCCATCAATGTTCCGAAAGGCCATGGTCGGAGATGGCTCCACCCTGTGGGCCGATTTCACCACGGGCGTCCTCGATTCCCGGTTCACGTTCACCCGCGCCAGCACGACCGCGACGTACATCAATTCGAGCGGATACGTCACGACCGCAGGAACGAATGTCCCACGCTTCGACCACGACCCGACCACGCAAGCACCGCGAGGGCTGCTGGTGGAGGGGCAGGCGACCAATCTCCTGAACTGGAGCGAGTCGTTCGCCACCAGCGGGGGCACGAACAACAACTGGGCCGATACCAGCATCACGCGCACGACAGGGCAGGCCGATCCGGCGAACGGTACGACGGCCATCCGATTTACGGCATCCGCAGGAAATGCGACCGTCATCAGTAGCGCGGCCATTGGAAC